GGGATTTCGCGCCGGCCGCGCCGGGGATGATTTCGTAGCCCGCCTCGGTCGCGCCGAGCACGTCAAAGGCGTACTTCTGCAAGAGCGACTGCAACTCAGCCATGTAGCCCTTGCCGCGCTCGCTGGGGATGAATGCCTGATTGAGCACGGTGACGACGGTCCCGACAGCCCGCGACCGGCACAGGCCGATGCCAGACGGCAGCGCGTCGGTGTAGACAAGCTGAGTCAGTTGCCAGTCACTGTCCGCCGTCAGCGGCTCGGTCACGGCACGATTGCGCGCCACGGCCACGTCACAGTCGCGCACCGCGCGCTGGTTGCTGTAGTAGCCCTGGGCATCGCGCGGCCAGTCGGCATAGCACAGGCTGAACACAGGCCAATCGTAGATTTCGACCGGCCGCAGCCGGAGCGTCGGGCCGGTGATGACTGTCACTTCGACGGCCCCCCGGAGTATCCACCTAGCGCCGTCGTGTCAGTGATCGACTGCCACGTCAGCGTCGTTTGAGCCTTGCTCGCGGTGTGCGTGATGATGACGGACGCAACCTGCGTGTTGCCGTTGTCCGACGGGTGCGTGATGGTCATCGTCTCGCCCGTCGCAGTGCTGGTGCTGGTCGTGATCTCGCCCGAAATGTCCACCCGCGCGGCACTGATAACCTGCGAGGAAATCTGCGTCCCCGCGTCATCGTAGAAATAGGCCGTCATCGTCTGCGGCGAGCTCGTGTTCCACGTGGAGCCGCTGTCGTTGCTGATCCACGTGTAGACCATCGGGACGCTGGCACTGACCGAGCGCACCGGCAGTGTCGCCACCGTAGCGTCAAGCGTGGCCAAGTCCGTTTCGACTGTTTCGACTGTCGGCACGATCTGGACGGCAGCCTCAAGCGCCCGAACCTGATCGCGCGAAATGCCCAGCTTGCCGAGCAGTGCTGCGTTGAACTTCGGAGAACTGGCCACCTAAGCGCCCCGTATCGTGGGGCAGACGGCAGTTGCGCCCGCCGGGATAGACGACGGAGGGGGGCGGCGGGGACTGCTGCCGGTGTTGAGCGTCACCGCCGGCTGGACGTTCATCGATCGTCCTGCGTGATGTCCGCATAGACCGCATAGATGGCGCGGCGGTAGGCGTCGGAGATGTCCAGACGCACGTGGCACTTTTCCCACTGGCCGAGACGGCTCCAGTTCACCCGCTTGGTGCGCTCACCAGACTTGCCCAGCCCGCGCTGCAGGCCGTTGCCCCAATCCTGGCCGTCACGCGACAGCCGAAGCTGCACGACGGGATCGACAGACACGCTGCCCACGCCAACATCGCAGGCAAGCTCCAGCATGTTGACGGTGAAGCGGTCACGCCCGAACACAATGGGCGGGAACACCATCGAGGCGATCAGTTCGTCGCCGTTCTCGTCGTGGGTGTCGAGATCGAGGCGCGAGATGACGCCATCGGCATTGCTGCCGACGTACCACGCGCCATAGGCGAAGACCGAGCACTGAGCCTTCCAGCGCGACACGCCGTAGCTTTCGCGCTCGTGCCAGAGGCGCGTATTCGCGTCCCAGACGTACGTGCCCACGTCGGTGTTGAGCGCAAAGCACTCGTGCCCTTCAATGACGTAGACCAGCATTTCAGCAGTGGACAGCGTGGCGCTCGAAAGCTGGTGCTCGATCGCCTCGGTGCTGATGCGCTCCGGAACGTACCCGCCCGCCAGCCTGCGCACGATGCCGTGCTGGTCCAGCCACACGGTTGTGTTATCGAGCTGCACGATGGCGCGCGGGCCTGCGAGGCCCTTCTCGGCAATTGCGCCGCTGATGGCTTCAAGCGGGTAGTCGGTGGCCGATGCCACAGTGACGATCTGCCATGACTCAAGCGTCGATTGGCCGTAGATCAAGAATTCATTGTGGTCGCGCGCGATCCCCACGATGTCGTCAGGTGCGTACTCTGCCGACGCGGCCAGCAGTGGGTCGAACGGCAGCAGGCCGCCCGTTGCGCCGACAAAGTGCCCGGTTGCCGACGCGAAGATGAACATCTGGTTCATCCAGATGACGCTGTGTGCGCCACCGTACGCAGCGTCCACGATCTGCGCGAAGGTGGCCGTGCTCACCGTGTAGGTGTAGGCGTCTGGGTTGGTGACCACCACGAGGATGTCGCCATCGGTATCCATCGATACCAGCGCAGTGCCCGGCACAGTGCCCAGCGAGGCCGATGCCGTGCCATCGCTTCCAATGCGGTACAGGTTCGTTCCATTGACCGCGTACATCACGCCTGAAACGGAGCGCAAGCCACGGCACGCGCCGCCCGCAGTGTCTGCAAAGGTGACCATGCCGGGCGCGCCGTGGACCGTTACGGGCGCTTCTGCGCCCTCCGGGGCCTTCTCCGCAAACATGTTCACCAGTCGCTCGGACGTGAGCGATTGCGCCCGTCCGCGCGCGCTGTTCAGTGCTATCTGAAGGCGCATGCTAGTCGGTGATCCTGCGGAAGATGCCTGGCCTGTAGGACGGCAGCAGCGCGCGGTCTACCGTCTGCGCGATCGACTGGCCGTACTTCGCGTACAGCGCGCTCCAGCCCTCGGCGGCATCCCGCGCAAGTACAGGCGTCGGCTGCTTGCCGTAGTCGCCCGATAGCCGCAGCGCAAGGTTTGCCTCGATTGCGTCAAGCTCCTCATCATCGAACGTGGCAGTGTTGCCGCCATCCGCATCCGCCACCGTCGAGAACGGCAGATAGATGCCCTTGAGACGCCAGCCGTTGACCATGCGGTTGAGCGAGCGAATCCCGTCAAGGTATTCCTCGCCGCTCGGGGTCTGGCCCGTCTGAACGACGGCAAGGCGCTTCAGCGCGCCCTCGATGACTTCGTTGTACGTGGTCATTCGGCCCTCAGTAGCTGCAGGTCGAGCACGGATGCACTTCTTTGCGGGAAATCATTCGTTCTCGCCGATCTCGCCACGCGGGCGAGTTGTAGACCTCAAGCATCGTCTGCTTGTTCAGGTCGCCGATGGGGTATTCCCCTTTGCCGTCCATACAGCACAGCGAGACGATGCCGTTGGCCATGATGGACAGCTCGAACCAGCGCGAGCAGGGCGTGTCTGGCACTTCCTGTACGTCCGGGTTGGTGTGGCCCAGCCACGACGACTGCCACACGACAACCGGGCGGAACGCAGGCCACCGCGAGGATGCCCACGCCCTGAATTCGTCCGCCCCCTGGTTGCCGACGCGCAGCACATGAACAGGATGGCGAAAATCCGTCTCGTGCAAGGCATCGAGGTTGCGCACGACATGCGCCTGATCGATACCTAGCACGCTGCGATAGGTGGCCGGGTCTGGCTCGTGGACAGACACCCACAACTCAAGGTTGTCGATGCTGTTAAGTTCCTCGGCCTTCCGCATCGTGAGCGGAGCGCCGTTGGTGAACACCCGGATAGCTGCCATCGGTACGCGATCGTTCATCTTCGACAGGATGTCGAACAGCCGCCGATCCAGCAGCGGCTCGTTGACCTTGAACGGCGTGAAGTTGAACGGCACACGCCAGTCGCTCATTTCCTCGATGAGCCTGTCGATGGTGCTGTCTGGCATCTCCGTCCCTATCCGTTCCAGCGTCGGATAGGGGCAGAACCCGCACGCTGCGTTACAGCGTGCGAGTGTTTCTAGAGAGACTTCCGCCGGCTGGTCCATGTAGCGGAAGCGTCGATCATCGAGGCTCACTTCTTGTCGTTCGAGGGCGCCATCTTCCTCAGCACGAAGCAGAACTGGCCGTTCGTCTCCTGCGCGCCCTCAACTTCAAAGTCGTGCGGCCAGACGTGCCGATAATCGGTCATCATCGTCTTGCCGATGTCTCGCGCGTAGGCTGCTTGCCGCAGGAACTGCAACGTACCGAACGTGAACACGCGAACGTGGCCAGGGTCTCCCCACGCCCATTCGCTATCCCACATCGGCGTGGTTGCGTAGAAGCGGCCCATCGGCTTCAGAATGCGCCAGAACTCGGCGAACTGCTTGAAGAAGAACTGCCAATCTCCCTGCTTGCCCGTGTGCTCAAGCACCTCGTAGGCGTGTATTTCCTCGAACGTCTCGTCATCGAACGGCAGCGGCAGGTCGTTCAAGTCCCACACGATATCCGGGCGAGTGTTCGGGTCGATGTCGAGTGTGTAGACATTGCGCCACACGTTGCTGCGGTTGGCGTCCAGCCGCTTCTCGCGCGAGTTGCCGCAGCCGATGAGAAGCTCCACCGCATCAGGCGTGCTCTTGATGAAGTCCACGGTCGGTGCCGTCAGGCTGAATGTGTTGCTCATGCTGCGGCCTCCTTCTGCTGGCGTTCGTACTCGGCAATCTCTCGGTTGATGAACCTCAACCAGTTACCCTCAAAGCCCGCATGCCGGAAGTCGAAGTCAGGCCACGCCATGATCGGCTGATCGCCGAAGCGGTGCTTGAACTTGTCCATGTAGTCATCACAGAACGCGAAGTCCTCGCCGACGAAGCCAAGCCCTTCCTTGTCCTCCTGCGCCACCTGCTTCGTGTAGAACAGCGCAGGGATTACTCCAACGTCGCGCAGTTCCCACTTCTCGGCCTCGGCCACCATCGCCTCGATCACATCCCTTCGGATGCACAGAAACCCGGTCGCCACGCGGTCACAGGGAATCCAGCCGCCGTCCGTGAACGTCAGGCCGGGGTTGTCCTTGTCTTCGAGGTAGTGAACCGGGTAATCCTCTGGGTCTTGCCTGCGGCGGTAGATGCCGGCGCTCACGGGCCGGTCAGCATTGACCAGCCCGACAAACGCGCGCGGCTCCCACTTCAGGTCCGCATCGATGAAGAACAGGTGCGTGCAGTCAGAGTCTAAGAACCGCTTGACGAAGGTGTTGCGCGCGATCTCGATGAACGCGCCGTTGCCCATCACGGATGCCACGATGCCGATGTTGCAGAGGGTTGCCATCTGGCAGGTTTCCGCCAGCGCGACGGCATAGTCGGTGTAGACCTTGCCATCGTAGGCGGGTGTTGCGATGAACACCCGCTTCTCGACCACTTGCTGCTCGTGACGCTTTCCAAGCTTTCGAATTTCTCGTGCCGCCATACGTTTGAAATCTCTTTTGTTTTGAAAAAGTCCCGCCCCTTCGGGGGCGGGCAATGCCCTGGCGGGGGCTTACAGGGTGTAGAAGTTGCGAGCCGCCAACTCGGGGTAGAGGCCGCCGAACCCGTACAGCACGTCAAACCGTGCCGGCACGGTGTCGGAGGTCACATCGTACTGCTGGACCAGACGCATCGAGATGCCATCCATCGACTGGCGAGCACCCCACGCGCCGTACTGCGACACGTCCACGAGGTCAGCGGTCGCGAACACGAACGCATCTTTGTGGAACGCGAGGTTCTGGCCGTATGCCGTGGAGGTGTTTCCGATCAGGGTGACGCTGTTGTTGTCGCTGGTGGTTACACCGGACAGCGAGCAGTTCTGATAGGCGTTGCCGACACCCCAGATGAAGCCCGGCTTCACCGTCACATCGTAGGTGTTGGCGCTCGTTGTCAGCGTGACATCGGACTGAACAACGAAACGCTTGAGCGTGCCGCGCACGGTCTTCGTCTCCGGGTGAACGTCATACACGCCCGACATCGTGATGATGTCGCCAGCCTTCAGCGTCGTTGCCGACGTTGCGGTGTTGATCTTAAGCGTGGTCTGAGAGGTCCACTCGTTGGACGTGGTGGACAGGCCGAACGTGGTGCCATCAGTCAGCGCCGAGCCGGCGAAGCTGCCGGTGGTGTGCGTCGGGATGAACGTCGATTCGAACACGTCGAAGCCACTGGTGCGGCCGAGCATGCCTTCGCGGTATTGCTCGCTGATGTTCTGACTGGCCTGAAACAGACCCTTCGTCGCATCGTTGAACTCGACCCGCGAGACAGGCGTCAGCAGCGCCGTCCGGTCAGTGCTCGGGGCAAGGTTCTCCGTGAGGAGCTGGCCCAGCCCGTCGAACTGCTTGAACGTCAGTTGCCCACTGGTGGTCGTGGTGCCGTTGTAGTTGCTGACAAGGTTTTTCGCCGCAGTCAGGCAGTTCGACTCGATGGTTGCCGCAAGCTGCGCCATCGCCGGCTTCAGGAAGGCCCGAAGCTGGTCGATCTGCATCGTCATCTCGGCAGTGGTGAACGACAGGTCGATGCCGATCTGCGAGGTCACCGCCAGCGGCGTGCTGCGCTCGTAGTGATCCTGACCGCTGAAGGTCGTCCCCGTACGGGTCTTGTACTTCGGCGGCATGCGGATGTTGAGAGTCTGCCCGATCTTCGCGCCGGTTTGCGCGAAACGGTTGTCGTCTTTGATGTTCGGCAGTGCTCGCTAGGCACTACCCGCTTTCGCAGCTACATCTCTCGATGCAGAACAGACTATATCTTCTACGCGAACTTCCAAATCTTGCCGGATCGGATCATCGATACCAGCGAATGCGAAACACCGTACTGACGAGCAAGAGCGATGCCCTTGTCGCTTGATGCGCGAATATCGCGGACTTTCTGCTCGTCCAGCTTGGCATGGCCGTTTCTGGTGCCGTGCGCTTGTCGGCGCTTGGCAACCATGTCGGCCATGTTTTCGTTGAACGTGCCCAAAAACAGGTGCTCGACGTTCACGCACTTCCTGTTGTCGCAGGAGTGCAGAACAAATCGCTCGCCCGGATCGCCGAACGCAAGCTCCCAAGCCACGCGGTGTGCGTAGGCTGGCCGCCCGTTCTGGCTGATCTGTCCGTAACCATTCGGCATCACGCACCCCGTCCATTCGTGGCAGCCACTCGGCTGCACGATGAACTTCGGTGCAAATCTCTCTCGGATGTCTCGTTTGGAACCCATGTAGCCCCGCATTTCGGGCCGCTTGGCCCTACGCCTTTCGGCTAGTCGTTGAACCTTCATCTTATCAAAGATGCTTGGCTGCTGATTGCCCAATCCCGATGCTTTTCAAGCATTCGCGCTCGCCGTCACCGGCCACGCTGTAGCGCATCAGGCTCTAAGGGGTTTCCAGCAATTAACGGGGTTTTACGTCAGCTAGACTTTCGTTTACTGACGGTTCACGTTCTTGAGGAAGCTCAGCTCCCCGTGCAGTACGGACAGTGCTTCGTTGGTGATAACGAGTGGAGTCAGGAGGTTGTTAGCCATTTCGTTTTGCCTTCAAGTCAGCATCTCGCCAACGCTTGTATTCGTCCCCGTCCTTGATGGTGCGGGGATCGAACGGCGCGGGCGAAGCGCCACCGCCCAGGGTATTGATGGGTTCGGGTGGCTGGGTTACTCGTCGTGGCTGCGGAGGCTGAATGCCTGCCGCTAGCCGGCCTAGTTCATACGCTGCGACGTGGGGCGGCATGTCGTAGAGCCGTGCGGCTTCGTCGCGATGCTGGTGCAGGTACATGAGCACGTCGGGACCGTTGGGCACCGACCGAATGACATCGCCCATCGCCGGCGAGACCGGCAGGGTGTTGTCGTTGACGGCATCCATCAGTTCCGGTGCGCGCGCCGCTGCTTCCCTGATGCGGGTCGCGAACTCTGCCTGCTGGCGTTGCGCAGCCTGTGCTGCTGTCTCGGCCTGCTGGCGTTGCTCACGCTCCGCGAACTTCTGCTCGACCTTCCAGTCGGCCAGTGCTTCGGAAAACTCTTCGTATGACTCGAAGTTCTCCAGCACCGGACGGCCTTGTGCCGGCCTCTGCTCTACGGGTTGCTGCTGCGGCGTGCGTTGCGCTTGTGTGGTCTGCTCCAGCAGCGCTAGGAGCTGGTCGTTCCTTCGCTCTGCCTCCCGCCTCGCTGCGGTGATCTCATCGATGCGCTTCTGATACCAGGGTCGTTGCTTCTCGGCGGGCTGTTCGCCCTCTTGCGTGGTCTCAGTCGCTTCATCGAGTTGCGCCGGTGACGAATCGGCTTCAATGGCGTCAATCGCGGGCGTTTCGGGCAGCCCTTGGCCCTGCTCTACGTCAGACATGTGCGCGGGTAACCCCGTGATTTAAGCCCGGTGAGCGCCGCCGGTAGCGTGTCGCCTGTCAGACGCCCGGAGGCATCTGCGGCTGTTCGTCAGGTGCCATTGCGGCAGCCTGTGGTGGTTGCTGAGGCATGCCCATAGGCTCGCCCTGCTCTTCCTGCTCGGGCGCTTCCTGCCCTCCCTGAAGCATCTCTGCGATGGTCTGCCGCACAAGCTGCTGGATCATCCCAGCCATGTCCGGTGCCATCTGCGCGGCGAGCATCTGGTTTTGCAGTTGCACGCCCTCGCGCTCTGCATCGACCTTCTCGCGCTGCGCCTCTTTCAGTTCGATCTCGGCCTTCGCGGTGCGCATGTCGATCATCAGCTTCGGATCGGGCGGCGGTGGGGCGGGCGGTTCCTCGCCATCGTCCAGCTTGGCCACGCCTGCCGGCAGCGTTTTTTTGAGGCGATCCGCCAGTTCGTCTGCATGCGGCATGTCCTGCGCGCGAACGATCAGGTCTGCGCCAACCATGCCGACCTGCGGCACTGCCTGCGCGAGTGCGATGACCTTCTCGGCTGCCTCCATGCGCTTGGTGGCGTAGGACGGCCCGACGATCACCTGCACGTCATACTTGCCATCAACGATGTCCATGTCTGGATCGCCGTTGTTGACGGTATAGCTGCGCGTTGCCCCGTCTTCCTGCAGCGCGCGGATTGTGCGGCGGTTGCGGTAGACCTTCGGGATGATGCCGACGATCACGCGCCCGCAGTGCGCGATGGCTGCTGCGAACAGGTCAGGGAAATCGAACGTCGCGTTATCGCCCTGCGCCTGTACTGCGAGGATTGCGCGGCCTGATTTCTCGGAACTCGAATTTCCCAGCGAGCGATCGAAGATGCCCATCGTCGCCTTGATGTCATCGATCGCCTGCGCGGCCTGCGTCATCTCTGCCTGACTGACTGGCGCGGGCTGCTGCCGCGATGGAGGCCCAGGTGCTTGCGGGTCGGCGTTGTACACGAGCGCGGATGCCGTGCTCTTGTTTGCCGTCGCCCACATTTCCTCGTAACCCTTGATCTGGGTCGCGGTGACAATGAAAGGCTGCTTGGGCGCGAGCGCGATCTTCTCGGCGATCGCCGACTGCCAGAAGTTGTACGCCTGCTGCGGTCCCTTCGCCTCGCGGATCAGCGACCAGTGGCGCATCTGATCGCCGACCCACTGGCGCGGGCCTTCGACCGAGATGATGGGGATGTACTTTCCGGGGAACTCGTGCGGGCCTTCGAGCACCTTGTTCGCGTTCATCAAGGCCCGCATGACCTTCTTCTGCGGCACACGACGGGTTCGGACCTTCTGCGCTACGTATCCGGGGAACTTCTCGTGTTCCGCCGGGTACTGGTACGCCTCAGCCTCGCCCTCGACTACCTCGCCCGTGTCGAGCACGCTGATGATCTTGTCTTCACCGTCGTCCAGCCACCAGTATTCGGCCAGCCGCACGGTCTCGCTGGTCTTCCAGCCTTCGAGCGACAAGCCTTCTTCGCCGCCATCCCACGAGGCATCGGCCTCCTTGGGATACATGTCCTTGAACTTGGCAACGCTCACGTCCTCGCAGACGAAGCACCACTGATCGTCGGCGTGATCGACCTGCTTGCTGTCGGGATCGCGATAGACCGCGAACGGCGACAGGATCGGCTCCAGCACGATCTCCTGGTCGAACGTGTCGTCATCGCAGTATTTAGTCGTGACGCGCCACGAGCCGCGAAAGCCGCCACGCACCACGAGCTCGTAAGCGGGCATGTAGACGTTCTGAGCGCGGCTGCTGGCCTCGATCTGCCGAACGATGCCCTCGTAAATCTCGGCCTTCTGCTTCGCGCGTTTCTCGGCCTCGGCATCTTCCATGCCGGCAGGGATCACGCGGATGCCCGGCTTGTTCTGCCGCGCGTCGTTGATGACTTGCTTGATGCTGGCGGCGAGGCGGTTGATGGTCAGCATCGGCCGACCGTCGCGCTCGCGTTCCTGCGCCATGCCTGACGGCCACTGGCCCTCGCCACCGGCAGCGAAACGCAGGTCTTCGGCCGCGAGCTGCCGATCAGTGCGCTCGAATTCCTCGGCCTGCTTCCAGCGCTTCAGCGCGATCGAGTGAATCTGCTTCAGGTACTTGTCGGCCTCGTCGTTCCGAGTGTCCTCGGGCGGCGGTGCGGTCGCGTCGATGATCTCGCTCATGACATCCAAGACCCTTGCCGGCGCACTTGCGGCTTCACGAATGCGGACAGGTCAACGCGCTTTGGCGCGACGGGTTGGGCGAACGTCAGCGCGAGCGCGTCTGCACGATCGGGCGAGCGGCCTAGCCGCTTCTTCAGGTCGTCTTTGGATTCGAGCTTGTACTGTGATTTCGACGTGTAGCTGTAGCGCGCAGAACACAGGTCGGCCTGCATTGCGTCGTCATCGGGCAGGCACGCCGGCTGCTCTTTCAGCCAGTCGCGCAGAACGCCGTACATCTCGGCGCGCTTGTTGCTGTACTTCGTGTCGTCCAGCGCCGCATCGCCCGCGTTCACCGCGATGATGCGGTCGGCATAACCCATTTCGCGCAGCCGATCGACCACGCCAGCGCCAACGCCAACAACGTCGATGAACGCAACGTCAATGCCGGCATCAAGGCGCTGCTTGACCAACCCGGCCACCTCCATCGTGTCGCGCTTGGCGAACAGTTCGGGCGTCTTCACAACGCGCCCCTGGCGCTCGCACAGGGCGGTCAAGTCCTTGCCGAAGCGTGCAGGATCAACCCCAAGCAAGCGCGGCCCTGAAGCGTCTACAGACGCACTACGGGCAATCTGCACGGACTCGGGCTTGATGAACGACTCGTCAGCCGACGCAGCGAACGCCTCCTGCGGGTTCGCGGGGTATTCCTTGCGGAACAGGTCTTGATCGCCGCCGAGTTCCACGATCTTTCTCGCCCTCCACATCATCTGCTCGTTGGTCAGCGACCAAGCGCGCTGGTATTCCTCGTCGGCGTCGTCCATCAGCAGTTCAGACGCCGGGTGCTGGTACTCGGGCTGCCAGAACCACGGAATGAACACCGCTTCGTAGTCGCTGCCGCCGCTCGTGGCCATCTGCCACATGCTGTGGAACACGTCGCCGGGGCCGTTGCCCGTCGATTCAAGCAACACTTCAGTGCCCGGCTCGTCGGGAATGGCCTGCATCACGCCCGCGAGGTGATCCTTCGCATTCGGCCAGTAGGCGACCTCGGAACCGTGGAACATCTGGATGGTCTTCGAGCGCCCGACGCCCTTGCTGCCCGCTGTCGCGACGCTGTATCCGCTGTCCAGTCGGTCAAATGCCAGTTCCTTCGCGTTGCTCGCGCCCGTGTGCGGCTTGAACAGCGGCGACATGTGGTCATGAAACCGAGATGTCATCGAAAACAGGTTGTCAGTCGCCGTCTGCTCGTGCGTCAGGATGTACGCCTGCGTCCCGAAGCTGTGCGTTACGCGCCAGTACGTGCGGCCCTGCCAGTACGTGCTGATGCCCTGCTGCCGGCCCTTGACAACGATCAGCCGCACCTTGCCAATGCGCGCCCGTTGCGCTTCTGCACGCAGGTGCAGGTACGACTGCGCGCGGTTGATGACGAACGGGTCGATCGCGCCAGCCTTGGTGCGAATCTTCAGCAGCTTGGCCGCGTAATGCGGGAAATCAGCCCGCATGCGCAGCCGCACGCGGCGCTCTAGCGCGTCCATCTCAGGAATCGACTACATCAATCCAGAATTCGAGCACTTCGCGCGTGCCGTCGCTGTACGTCAGCCACAGCTCGAAGCTGTACAGCGCCGGCCTCGTGCTGGAAACGTTGGCGGACCAGCCGGCCGTCGTCTGGGCCTCGCCGCTGACGGTCAGCCCGGTGTCGATGTTCGTTGCTGCTGCCGTTGTGAGCGTCACGCCAGCTTGGTCTAGGTAGTCCGTCACGTCGTGAGAGACTGGCAGGATCGCGTCGGTGTGCTGGCGATAGCGCCGGAATACGTTGCGGCCCATCTAGCTCTCCGATCGTCTGGTGCGCACCGGACTGTAGGACAGGCGCGGGTGATACGTGCTTTCTGACTCGCGGATTACCCGCGCGCTGCTTGAGTGCCGGGCGCTGACCACGAGCGGGGCGACTTCGGGGATGACTTCATCGCCGATATCCAGCCCGCGCGTGAGCAGGTACTTGATACTGGTCCACGCGCCTACGCCTGCGCGGACGACGAGAACGGGCGATGCCATCAGCTAGCTCGCGTGATACTCGTTGGGGTGGTGGCATCGGACAAAGTGAAGGTGGCGGCAGTAGTCGAGCCGTCCAACTTCTTCACGGTCAGGGTCGTTGCTGCCACTGACGACTCGCTCAGGATCTGAAGCACCAGCATCAGCGCCTGCGTCAGCGTCGGCGCAGCGCCGTCGGTGTTGTAGCTCTCGGTCATCGCCGTGGTCAGGATCGCGGTCACGATCTCGGTAACGGCGTCGGTGGCGAGTGCGTCTGCGTCAACTGCGCCGGTTGCGATGCTCGCTGCGGTGATACCGCCTGCGGAGACGCTACCGACTGCGCCGGTGACACTACCCACCGCGCCGGTGACTGAGCCGACCGAGCCGACGACGTTACCGCCGACGTTGCCCGTGACGCTGCCCACGGCGCCAGTGACGGAACCTACCGCGCCTGTCACCGAACCAACTGCGCCGGTCACGCTTGCGATGGTCACGTCGGCCGCGACCTTGGCGTCGGTGATGGCGTCGGCTGCGATGCTCGCGGCAGTGATGACGCCGGCAGCCAACCCGTTCACTGTGGTCACGTTCGTGGCCGTGGTGACAGTCGTCACCGTCGGGATCACGTTGCCGGTGCCCGCGTAGCCGGTGCCGTCGAAGAAGCTCTCGGCGTTGTCGGCAGCAACGGTATCGCCGCTGATCGCGATTACGTCCGATGACATGCGTCCGCTGACGAGCGCAGCCGGAAGCCGCGTCTGGATGTCTGCGGTGTCGGTCTCGACGTCGGTGGCGGTCTTGATCGTGGTCGCCGACAGGTTCACCGTGCTGCCCGCACTCGCCCAGATCGGCACCTGATAACCGGCGGCGGACGCAGCGAACAGCGCGTCATAGACGGCTTCTTCAAGCACCATGAATTCGCGACGAACAGCGAGCGCGCCCGTTACATGCACGTTCACTTCAAGTTTGCCCACGGTGTCCGTGTCAGTCGCATCGAGCACGGCGTAGTAGCGGCCGGACGCGATGTGCGTCGCCCCGCCGCTGTTCTTGCTGGCCTCGGTCGTGCCGCCTTCCTTCCACACCTTGATGTCGGTGTTGGCGATGGAAAGCGCCGTTTCCTGCGTGTTCCCGTCCGTCGAGTCCACGAACGGCCCGAGCAGAATCTCTTGGCTGGCGGTGCTCTGGCGCAGGAACAACATCAGCCGATCCCCTGCTGGACGTAGTGATGGCGGAAGACGGGAACGGCAGTTGCCCCGCCCGCCGCAGGCTGCCCGAACGTGTAGATGCGGGCAGTGCGGCGGGGCGCGAAGGCTGCGTAGGGGTTGTTCAGCAGCATCAGACATTCGTCGTCTGACAGGCCGCGATTGAACAGCACCATCATCTCGCACGCGGCGTTCGGGTTGCGCGCGTTGAACATCGCGCCGACGTAGAAGCGGCTGGTGCCTAGATAGCTGATCGCAGCGACAGAGCTTGTGCCGCGAGCCAACTCGACCACGCCGGTATCTTTGGCGTGCAGCCCGATCGTTTGCGCCCCAGAGGACACGCTCCCGACGAGCACGACCCTGCCTGTGGTTACGGTGGCAGTCGTCCTGATGGACGTGAAAGCCCCGCCGCCCGTGTTGAAAACCAGTGCGACGTTATCAGCGGCAACCGTCTCCCGACGCTGAAACTCAATCCCTACGTATGGCGCGGCAGAGCCGGTGTCCGCGTAAGAGTGCCCGCCAAGTTCCGCGTACGCTGTCGGCGTTCCAAGAAACTCGCCGACCCAAAGCAGAGATGCGGATCGTCCGCGTTCGTCGGGCAGCGCGGTGCGGTACATGCCCTGCTGGCTGGACGAAAAACTACGGCGAAGCGTGCCGTCAGAGTACGTCAGACTTCCCGATCCTCCTGCTGAAGGAGTCAGCGAATAGTCGGGCGGCATCCCTGGAAGATACAGCGTAACTGGCTGCAGCCGCGCGTTAAGCGGCGTTCCGGGCGGAGGCTGGACGGTCCAGTGCTGCATCGGCTAGGTGTACTGACCGAGGATCGGGGTACAGTAGATCGCGCTGCCTGCGGCTGCGAGTTGCGCGTTCGTGCTGGTCGCGACGTTGCCGGTGACGAACGGTGCCCAGTGTGTCGGCATCTTGCCGCCGAACAGTTGCGCGATGCTGGTCATCGGGAATGCATAGACCTGTGACGCCGTGTTCGTGCACGGAATGCGGTAAAGCACGCGAACGGCTGCGTTCATCTGCTCAACGGCCGTGAACGCCAATGCGCCCTCAGTGCCGACTGTGCCGGATGCGACCGTTGGCCACACTGGCGTGCCGCCGCCGTCGCTCAGTGCCCCGATGACGCCGACGATGATCGTGCCGGCCTGCCGGTTGCTGGCGTGCGTGGTGAACGTGCCGCCGAGCAGGTAGTCGTCGTATTCGTTCGACGTATTCGTGACCGAGTTGCCGTTCCATCCGGCGATAAACGAGGACGAGGCCGCGAGCGAGTGAAGCGCGGTGACCGTTACGGCCGACGATGCGACGTAATCCGGCTTGATCGCGCCGGCCATTTAGAGTGCCCTCGCGTCGGTCACGTCGCTGTAGGAGATGCTCCCCTCGAACCCCATCGTCGCAGGCGTCTGCGTCGTGCCGGTGCCCGTGGCCAGAACCTTCTCGCACACCGTCGCCTTGCGCTTGCACACGGCCAGCACGGCAGACTGTACGGCCAGCTTCTGCGCTGTGCCGCTCCACACGTCTGCGATGCCCTGCCTGACGTTGACCTTCGATGCGTCGATGGCGCGTGACGCGTTGTCGAACAGCCACTCCCAGATGCGCGCAGAGCCTCCGGTCAGGCCGTCAACGAGAGTCCAGGTGAAGCCGGACTGCGCCGTCACCTCGTCCTGCATCACGCTCGTGCGCCAGACGATGTAATCGGGCACTGCCGTCTTGTTCAGCTCGGCGGCAATCGCGAACGCGCCGTCGCTGTTCAGCGGCTGGGCCGACAGCTCGGGCGTGGCGTCGATGTACGCCTTGATGGCGGTGAGTTGCTCGGGGGTCATGTCATCGCCTCATCTGAATGTGCGGCATATCTCGCTTGCCGGCAGCCCATCGGCCGCCCCATTCGAGGCCAAGCGCCTCGGCGGCCTCGCCTGCAATGCGCCACGCCGGGTCGTTTGCGGACCACGCTGCCTTGCCGGAGACCAACGGCACGAAGTCCCACGCAGAAGCGGCCGGGTAGCCGTTGATGGTCTCGCTGTGCCGAGAACTGCGCGTCCACGTGACCTTCCGGCCGGGCTTGGTCCTGCCCTGCGCGTATAGCGCGTCCTGCTCGGCCTGCGAGCGGTAGGTGCAGGTCGTCAGCACCATAACGCCTGCGGCCTCGCACGCTGCGACCCATCGCGGGTGCAGCACGCGCAGCTCGGGGTGCAGGTCTTCGATGCGGCGGGAGGGCATTACTGCTGTGCCGGTGCTTCCGGCAGGACGCCAGCGCCAACCGCAAGCGTGCCGACCACCATCGGCAGTACGCCGGGCGGGATGCCCAGCGTCGCACCAAACACGTCAGCCAGCACGGCCAGTCCGGCCCAGGTGCTCGGCTCCTTGAAGCGCGCCTTGAGCGCCCGCTTGCTGAAATATCGGCCCATGTCGTCTACCTCGTGAGTGCTTCGTAGATAGAGATGACGCCGCCGCTGCCCAAGCCCAGCACGACGACGGCAAAGACGACGGACAGCAGAGGCTGCCGCTCGAAAAGCTGGGCGATGGCGGCGATGCCACCAGTCGGGCGGGAGTTGTCGAGCTTGTGCTCGATGCGGTTCAGGTTAAGCGCGATGTCTCCGGTCTTCTCCTCGACAGTTTCGAGGCGACGCAGGAAGTTGTCGCGGAAGTCGCGGCGGGCCTCGGTCTCGGCCTCGATCAGCCCCTCGACTCGGCCGAGGGCACCGATGATCTGCTCGTGGGTGACGGTGCCACCCGGCTGTCCGTTAGGCAATCTCGCCACCTCGTCGCATCCTTCTGATTCGGGCGGCGATGCCATTCCGACATCATCGCGAAGCACGGCAGACATTCGTGCCGACCTCCTGCCCGGAATGCGGGTGCTTGGCTGCCCGCTGCCCGGCTACGGTGCGGCGAGGCGGGCACGTCATGTGCCCGTAGAAACGACAACGGCCCCGAAGGGCCGTGATTTGCCGGAACGCATCCGGCAAGGGGATAGAGGCGGTTTCCCACTCTCTGCGCAGCATTGGATATCAGGGCGCGGCGGGTGTCAATGGGGGGGGGCGAATGCAGGGTGTAGTCTCCGCGCAAGCTACATGTAGTCTCCGCGCACACTGCACCCTACCTGAGCGCCCTCCCCAGCGCCCGCTCGGCATCGCTCTCCCAAACGTCCAGCCGTGACAGCGCAGCCCTGTGCCGCACCGCCCACGTCTGCTCCCATTCCGGCACAGTCACTTGCAGGTCATCGGCATAGTCGGTAGGCCGGCGCACCGTCACCCGACCGCTACCGCCGCACTGCGCGCAGGTCTTCTGATTGTGGTGGATGCCGGCCCCGTGACAGTGCCCGCACAGCGGCGGCGTCATGTGCTCGCCCAGCGTCAGCAGCGACAGCCAGCGCACGCGAGGGATGCCGCGATCGATGTGCCAGCCACCAGCGCGGGCTGCGTCGATCAGCTCTAGGTACCACCGGTTCCGCAGCCTCGGCAGCAGGTCGTGCTGATCGGCGTACCGCACCAGCACCAGCAACTCCGGCCCGGACTCAAGGCCGGCCATCGCCACGGCAGCGGCAACATCCTGGGCGGTCACGCGGTCCTTGCCGCCTCGGCCGCCGATGCCGGTCGATCCGTGCGGAGTCAGGAGGGCTAGGCGTTCTAGCGCGCTCATTCGTCCGGCCCCATGAACGCGACGACTGCCAACCCGCACGACAGCAGGATGACGACGCCGGCAAATGCTGTCACCCAGAAGTCGCCGCTCATCGGTGCCTTTCCGTCCGCAGCAGCATCATCAGCTCCTCAAGGCTGGCCACGGCCGCGCCAATGCGCTGGTTGTGGGGAACGTACTGGATCAGGTCGCGCGCCCTGCGCAGGTCCGGCAGCGCGTGCTCTATCAGGTCGGCAACCGCGCGGGGCGGCAGGAAGTGGGGCGAGTCAGTCATGCTGCCTCCGTAATGGCTGATGCAATTCTCGCAAGTTTTGCAAGCTGCGATGCGCCGGTCTGCGTTCCGAAATACCCGCAGCTTTGTGGATCTTCCATCCACTGCTCAAACCGACTTGCGGCAAACCTATCTTCCCGCGCGAACCGCTCGTAAATCTGCCGCACCCGCTCAGTTGATACGCCGATCAGTTCGCCAATCTGGCGATATGTCATGCCATCCGCGCGCCCAAACACGATTTGCGTCATGCGCTCCGTTCTGTACTTCGCGGTTGGATGATTCCATCCCGTCCGAGGATATCCATCAGTCATGCCGTAGCACTCCGATGGCGGCGAGCGCGTCATCCACGCTCCAGACGGTTGCGACGTGCCCGCGCCATGCCGTGTGCCATGCCTCGTGCATCTCGTCGCTTGGGCGAATCGTTCCGCGCTTGGCCACGCGGGCCGGGTTTTTCACTTCGAGCAGGTACGTCGCGCCGTTGTAGCCAACCGCGAGGTCAGGGCAGCCCTTGCCGACGGCTGCCAGTGGCTGCACGGTCGCGCCAGCCTTGCGCAGCGCGGCCACGATCTCGGGCTGGTTGGCGTCGATGTGGGCGGCGCGCCTCATGCTCGCCCACCCGCCCGCTGCACTTCGAGGAACCATCCAGCGTCCAGCGTCACCGGCCCATCCCATCCGCGCACCGTGACCATGACGCCCGTCTGAGACTGCGCGCGATGTACGCCGATGACGTGGCAGACGGTGCCCAGCTTTCGCGTGCGCTCAGTGCGGTTCCAAAGCGGGTCTATCGCGAGCTGATCGCCGGGCTTGATCTCCAGCGCCCGCGCCCGCTCGGCCTGTCGCGACTGATCGTCGGTCATGCGGACAACCTCCACGCGCCCATCGCAAGCCGGTACATGGCGGGCGTGATGCCAAGATCGTCCCGAATGCGCGAAACGTTGGCAGCTTTCTCGCGGTCGTGCCGCTGACGACGGTCGGCATCGATCGACAGCCCCTGGCCGGAGCGCCGGCACCTTGCGCCCGTCTCGTCCTCCCACTTGTAGATCGTGCGCCACGTCGCCTTCCATCGGTCCAGCGCCTCGGTCATGTACATCGTCGGGGCGAGA